TCACGGCCCGCAGACGCGGGAGAAGGTAGGAAGCATGGCAACGATTACCCCAACCCCCGCGACGCTCGGCGACTACGCAATCAAGATGACGTGGACGCCGATGGCAAACAGCGATGTCGGCTCTCCGTTCGACATGATGAACTACGCGGACCGTTCGGTTCAGGTGTTTGGCACGTTTGGCGCCGCAGGAAATCTGCGATGGGAAGGCAGCAACGACCTCGGAACAACCTGGGCGACGCTGACTGATCCGCAGGGCGATGCGCTGGACTTCGCTGCTGCCAAGATCGAGCAAGTCACGGAACTAGCGCACTGGGTACGCCCTCGCGTGACGGCTGGCGATGGAACCACTGCCCTGACCGTCATTCTGGTGGCACGTCGCGCCTACTTCCGCGGTAACTGATGGCCTTCGACAAAGACCTTCCTGACGAGTTGCAGGAGTACGGTCCTTCCACGTCCGAAAACAAGGGCATGAGCGAGGCCGACCGTCAGGAGATGCTCCAGGCGCTGGGAGAAGCCATCGCATCCAAGCGCGACGAGGCGATCAAGGCGCGCAAGAACTCCGGAATTGAGGAAATCTGGGTCAAGTGCGAAGAGGCGTACCTTTGCATCGACGACAGCAACCGCGGCGAGTATTCCGGCGCGAAGTGGGCCAAACCCATCGCCATGAATGGCCCGGTGACGACCAACGGCGTCCAGAAGAACCCGAACAAGAGCAGCGCATTCGTTCGGTTGACTTCCAGATACGTCGATGCCGGCGCTGCGCGAGTCTCGGAAACTGTGCTGCCGATCGACGGCAAGGCATTCAGCTTTGGGCCGACGCCGATGCCGGATCTGGTGACGCTCAAAGACGACATGACGCAGCTTGTCTCCGGTGGACAGCCGCTGATGCGCGATCCAACACCCGAAGAAGCAGCGCAAGGGCAAGATGGCGCACCGCTGACAGTCTCCGACCTTGCCAAAGAGAAGCTGGACAAGGCAGCAGACGCAGCAGAGAAGGCTGAGAAGCGCATTTACGACTGGATGGTCGAATCGAACTACCCGGCAGAGATGCGCAAGGTGATTTTCGACAGCGCCCGCATCGGGACTGGCTTGCTCAAAGGCCCATTCCCCATCCTGAAGAAGAGCCGCGCTGCAAAGAAGGTGGGCGACGGCATTGCGGTGGAGATTGTGGAGAAGGTGCAGCCAGGCTATTCATGGCTCGATGTCTGGAACTTCTTTCCTGACGGCGCATGTGGCGAGAACATCCACGACGGTGACCACTGCTTTGAACGCGACTTTCTGAGCCCGCGCAAGCTCAAGAACCTCAAGCGCATGACCGACACGATGGGCAATGCCGTCTACATGCCCGAGCAGATTGACAAGGTGATCGAAGAAGGTCCGGGAAAGTGCCATACCGAAGGCAAGAACCCGGCAGAAAAGCAGAACGACAAGCGGTTCGAAGTCTGGTACTTCACCGGCACACTCAGCCGCAAGGACATGGAAGCGGCAAACGCCGTCGGCCTGGAAGACCTGCCGGATGATCTGGTCGAAGTGAACGCCATCGTCACGCTGGTGAACGACACCGTGATCCGGGCGACGGTTCACCCGCTGGATTCAGGCGATTTCCCGTATCACCCGCTGCCGTGGAGCCGCAGGGCTGGGAGTTGGACTGGCGTTGGTCCGGGAGAGCAGTGTTTCTTGGCACAGGCCATCGTGAACGCTGGCACCCGCACGCTGCTGAACAACGGTGGAATTTCAGCCGGGTCGCAGATTGTTGTGGACCGCAGCCTGATCGAGCCGATGGATGGAAGTTGGGCGGTTACCCCGGACAAGTTCTGGGCGGTCGTGGCCGGAATGACGACCGAGGATGTGAAAAAGGCATTCACCATCTTCACGGTCCCGAACGTCGGTGAGCAGATGATGAACATCATCAACTACGGCTTCCGGCTGGCAGAAGAAGCGACGAACATCCCACTCATCAGCCAGGGCAAGGCAGACGAGAACACGCCGGAGACTTTCGGCGCCGCAGAGATCCACAACGACAACGCCAATGCACTGCTGCGGCATCTGGGCTACACCGTAGACGACCATGTGACAGAGCCTGTTGTCCACCAGTCGTATGAATACCTGCTGATGGACCCAGATGTTCCAGACGAAGAAAAGGGCGACTTCGACATCAACGCCAAGGGCTCCATCAACATGGTGGAAAAGGCCATTCAGGAGCAGTTCCTGATGCAGCAGGCCAACCTTGTGCTGAATCCTGTCTTTGAAATCAACCCTAAGAAGTGGTACGAGGAAGTCTTGCGCGGAAAGCGCATGGACCCGAGGAAACTCCAGCTCACCAAAGACGAGTTGGATGAGAGGGCCAAGCAGCCGCCACCGGAAGACCCGAGGATTACTGCGGCGAACATCAACGCGAAGGCGCGCATTGACGCCGCGAAGATGACTACCGATGCGACAGTGCAGAAGTCAAAAATCGACACGGATCGGGACACCATCTATGTCCAGTCCGAAGCGGAGAAGAACCGCAACGACCACGAAGCCCGCATGTCCGAGTTGGCAGTGCAGCGTGAAATCGAAATGCTCAAGCTGGCGAACAGTCAGAACCAGACGCTGGAACAGATCAAGGCCGACTTGTCCAAGACGGTGATGGAACTGAATACCCAGATCAAGCTGGCAGGCGCAGACGGAAAAGGCCCACAAGTGGCAACGCCACCGATGGAGCCGCCAGGACGCGCACCAAACGGTGAGGCGTATCAGGCATGAGCGCGCCGCTGCCAGTCGTATTTGATGCTGCCGACAAACAAAGCGGCACATGGCGCAAGCTGACCGAACACCTGAACGCCAGGCTCGCACGATTGCGCGCAGAGAACGACATCAACATGGATGAGAACCTGACCGCCATGAAGCGCGGCCAGATTGCAGAAGTCAAAGCATTGCTCAGTCTCGGACGAGATCCAGTACCGACCGACGACTGACAGACAGTTTCCCCGCCGCCCTTTGTGACGGCAAATGAGATGCAGCCGACGACAACGCCTGCTGCAAGTTGACCCGCCTTGTGCGGGTTTTTGCGTTTCTGGAGATGTGTAAATGGCAACCCAAGCACTTGAAGGACAAGAGCAGGAAGTTACCGCAGAGGTTGATGCAGCCAAATTGGCTGACACGACCGCCCAAGACGAAGCCGCTTTCAATGCCGGTTTCGACGATGGAGAGCAGACGACAACGCCTGACACAACCACCGTTGAAGCCGGAGCAGAACCCGAGCCGACTCCGAAGGAGCCCGAGCCGCCCAAGCTCGCGCAGATTACCGAAGAGCAGTTCCAGTCGTTGATGAAGGCTGCAAGCGATGTTGACGAAATCCGTCGTGACAGCAAGTCCAAGATCGACGCGCTATCCGGCCACATCGGTGGCTTGAAGCAGAAGCTGGAGCAATTGCAGCAAGGCCGCTCAAAGATGACCCCAGGTCAACTCAAGCGCGTCAATGCCGAGTTCCCCGAGCTTGGCAAGTTGCTGGAAGAAGACCTCGGTGAAACCTTCACGGGTGGATCGCAAATCGACCCCGAAGAGATCGACAAGAAGGTGCAGGCGCGGGTAGCCGAACAGGTTGTCCCGCTGCAGAAGACCATTCTGCATCTGTACCACCGTGACTGGAACGAAGTCGTGACGAGCAAGGACTTCATGGACTGGCAGAAAACCCTGCCCGCCGATGAAGAGCAAAAGTTCCTTGCATCGAACGACGGCGCATACATCGCGGGCGTCATCACTTCCTTCAAAGACTTCAAGGCGAAGCAAGCCACGCCTACACAAACCCCACCAAAACCGGATGGGGCCAATCGCCAGCGACTCCTTGCAGCCGCAGCACAGCCGAAGGGAACAGGCGGACACGCCACAGGCCCATCGGATGAAGACGACTTTATGGCCGGATACAAAAACGGAATGTGATCTTCTATTCTGAAAGAGATTGATCTAAAATTGAACAATGGGGAAACCGTCATTTAGCGCGATTTACCAAATCAGGCACATAGCCAGCGGTAAGGTTTACGTCGGTAGCGCTGTAAGTTACATAAGCAGGATTGAAGCTCACAAGAGAATGCTCTGTGGCCGATACCATGTGAATGTCAAGTTGCAGCGCGCATGGGACAAGTATGGAGAAGGCGAATTTGCTTTTGAAGTTCTTGAACTGGTGCACGATGTGAACGATCTTCTGGCATGTGAGCAGAAATGGATTGACTGCAAGAATGCGATCTTGACTGGCTATAACCTGTCTCCAACGGCAGGAAGTTTGTTAGGGTTCAAACATGCAGACGAGTCGCGCAAGAAGATGTCTGAGTCGCGCAAAGGGAAACCGAAGTCGGCGCAGACCATTGAGAAGTCAAGACAAGCCTTGATTGGAAGAAAGATGACACAAGAGCAGTGTCAAAAAATGCGTGAGGCAAAGCTAGGAAAGAAGCGTAGCCCGCATTCAGAAGAAACGAAAGCAAAGATGTCAGCCGCTGCGGCTGGCAGACAGTTTTCGGATGAACATAGATTGAAGTTGTCATTGGCCAAAACCGGGAAACCGTGGACAGCCAAAAGACGCGCATCTATATCCACTGCACCGTAGTCCGGTAGCGCAACGCAACCGTAAGAGCCGCCCTTGAGGCGGCTTTTTGTTTTTCCAAACCAATTGAAAAGGAGCCTGCAATGGCACTTCAGACCTTCGCCTTAAGCACCGGGCGGATTAATAAATTTAAAGGAGCTATTCTCAAGCACGCCATTCCGCTGGAAGTCCTCGGTCGCACTGGTCGTCAAGTCCAGATGCCGAAGAACCAGTCGGACAC